CATTATATCCAAGAAAACAGGCAAGTCTATACCAGCACCTACGTTTTCTAGAATTTATCAAATAAATTCTGTTGAGAACTTAGGTAATTTTACCTGGCATGGAATGACGGTCTCTTTAGTTAAACCAGTAGATAATGCAGAAATCTATAGCCTAGCTAGAGATTTTAACAAATCATTACATAAAAGTAATATTGCAGCAACATCTGTTGAGAGCAACAAAGAAGAATCTAATTACTAGTTTTTTCTTTAGAAAAATAGGGCGGGGAAAGCGAGAGTGGAACCCGCCTGAAACCAGGGATCGTTATGGTAGAAAAATTTATAGAATTATTTAAAGGATATGAAGGTGATTTTGGAATTGCTGACATGTCTAAGACAGAGTTAGACTCAGAACGAAATAAGCTAAAACCGAATTACGAATGGGCAGGAAGACCCATCAATGCTTCCGATTACCAGAATCACGTAAAAGGTAAAATTTCAATAGGTGTACAGCCATGTCGTTTAAATAAAACAGCACAGTTTGGCTGTATAGACATAGACCCAAAAAATTATAAAAATTTTAAAATAGATTATTACTTATCTTTATTTCAACAATACAAATTACCTCTAGTTCCACTTTTATCCAAAAGTGGTGGTCTTCATTGCTATCTCTTTATGAATGAACCGATACCAACGGCAGATTTAATAGATGGTTTAAAATCTTTTCTCTTGCCATTAGGGTTAAAACCTACGACAGAGGTTTTTCCTAAACAGAAAGAATTGAAAAAAGATGACAAAGGAGAAATCAAACCAGGAAACTTTATTAATTTACCTTACTATAATAATGGTCAATCAAATCGTTATGCAGTAGATAAGAATAATTCTAAACTATCTTTAGAGGAGTTTATTAAATACGCCAACGAATCAAAAATAGATAGAAAAACTTTAGACAAATTAGTAGAAGAAACCCACAGAAATATTTTACTAGGAACAAATCCAGAATTTGAAGATGGTCCACCATGTTTAGCTTTATGCTCAAAGAAAAAATTAGATGATGGCAGAGATCGATTTATGTACAACTACATGGTCTTTGCTAAAAAGAAATACAAAGATAAATGGCAAGATGCTGTATCAAAAGCAAACTATAATTATTTAACAGATCCTTGGGACAAATCAAAATTAGATCGAAAATTAAAAGCGTGGGATAAAGAAACAGCAAATCATACTTGTTATGAAGAACCTATTGTTGATAGATGCATGCGTAGTTTATGCTATTCAAGACCTTTCGGAGTTAAATCAGATACCACAACTTCTTTTCCTGAAATAACAGATTTTCAAATCATTATGTTTGCAGAACCAGAATATAGATTCAATGTAACACTTCCCGATGGAAGTAATGCCGAAGTAGTTGCAGCTAATAGAAAAATGATGACGCATCAAAAAGATTTATTAGATTTAATTTGGGAACAAACAGGTGTTTATCATGAACCTTTAAAACCAAAAGACTTTAGAGCAACATTAACGTTGTTCGGAAAAAATTGTCAAAAAATCACACCGCCTAAAGGCACGCAAATAAATGATAGATTGGAAGAAGAATTATTTCAATACTGTATTAACGGGCCACAAGCAAAACAAAGAAGACAAATTGCAACAGGCGCATGTTTAACTGAAGAAGGATTCCATTACTTTAAATGGAATTCATTCCTTGATCATCTAGGAAATAGTTGGAAAATTCCTGAAGACAAAATTGCTCAAAAACTAAAGGACAGATGTAAAGTAGAGTTTAATGTTTCTTTAAATGTAGAAGGTAAAACTATAAAAGTATGTAAAGTTAAACAACTAGAGATTAAACAAATTGAACACAAAGTTACAGAAAGAACCAAGGACAATTATTAATGAGATATAAAGTTATAGGTCCTCCAGGAACAGGAAAAACAAGAAGACTTTTAAAGGAAGTACATAGATGTGTTAAAAAAGGAGTACCGCTAGATCGCATAGGTTATTTTGCTTTTACTCGTAAGGCTGCAAGAGAAGCTAGGGACAGGTATCTGGAAAAAAATGAACATTTAACTAAAAAAGACATTCAACATTTTCAAACACTACATTCATTAGCTTTTAATAATTTAGGATTAAAAGAAGAAAACGTAATGCAAGAATTAAACTATAAAGCCATAGGGGAAAGCTGTGGAATACAAATTAAATATGCTTCTTATGAAAAGAATAGTTGGAATGGAATATTCACATCAGACAGCGAATATTTAAATATAATAAATTTAGCTCGTGCAAAACAAATTGATCCACTAGAACAATTTGATAAAAATGAACACTTAACCCATGTCGAAAGAAACAAATTGGACGCTATTAATAAAGAAATTAACCATTATAAAAATTCATATGAGTTAATAGATTTTACCGACATGCTGGACAGGTTTTTAAAGAAAGGCAGCATTGAAAATAAATTTGATGTAGTATTTGTAGATGAAGCCCAGGATTTATCATTAATTCAATGGGCTGTTATCAATAAAATAGAAAAAGAAAATAAGGCCGATATTTGGATTGCAGGAGATGATGACCAAGCTATTTTTGGCTGGGCTGGTGCAGATGTAGACTCCTTTATTAACTGGAAAGCAGAAGAAATTCCTCTGGAACAATCCGAAAGGGTTCCAAGTCAAATACAACAGGTGGCTCTTTCTATTATCGAGAGGGTAGAAGAAAACAGATTACCTAAAAATTATTATTCAAAAGAAGAAAAGGGAGAAGTTTTAAAACGATTCAGATTAACAGACATAGATATGACAAAAGGAGATTGGTTAATCTTAGCCAGAACTAATCATTTACTCAAACCTATTCCTGCACTTTTAAAACGACATGGTTTATTTTTTGAAACTGCGGAAGGAAATAGTATCAATAAATCTTTTTACGAAGATATTAAAACGTGGAAGGAATTTATACAGGGATTAAATCCTCCAGATATAAAAAGACAAAGACTTGAAGAACTAACAGGAGAAACAAGCCTTAATATTAATCTTAGTTGGTATGAAGCTTTTAAAAATATACCTCTTACAAAAAGAGAGTATATGCGAGCAATGTTGGACAATGACGAAAACATGTCAGAAAAACCTAGAATAAAAGTTTCAACAATTCACGGGGCTAAAGGTGGAGAAGCAACTAATGTTGTATTATTTTTAAATCAAACAATTAACACACTGAAAGGAGCAAAAAAGTCTAAATCTAAACAAGATGAAGAATATCGTGTTTGGTATGTAGGCACAACAAGATCTATGAAAAATTTATATCTAATAAAAAGTAATAATAAAAAGAAGGAGTTTAAAATATGAAAAAATTATACCGAGAATTAAAAAAGAAAGGGGTAATAAGTGATAAAGTAACTTTAGGAGAATTACATGCTTACGATAAACAAATTGGCGGATCACATTATCAGAAATTTAAAATTCAGCCAAGTAAATTCATAAATGAAAATGAGTTGCTATATCCAGAAGGATGCGTTATAAAATATTTATTGAGACAACGATTGAAAGGAAAAAAACAAGATTTAGAAAAAGCAATTCACTATATAGAAATGATTATTGAAAGAGATTATGGCGACGAAACATTAAAAAGTCAAACCTTTAAATCTAATACCAAGAAAAAATGATTTTTAAAGCACAAACAGAATGGGCAAAACCCGAAGAATTTCCTGACTTAAGACAAGCAGATACAATTGCAATCGATTTAGAAACACATGATCCAGATTTAAAATCAAAGGGGTCTGGTTCTATAGTTGGAAGAGGTAAAGTTGTAGGTATCGCAGTTGCCGTTGATGGCTACTCAGGATACTTTCCCTTCGATCATGAGGGTGGTGGTAACCTTGAAAAAAGTAAAGTAATTCAATGGTTTACAGACATTTGTAAATCTCCTTCAGATAAAATTTTTCACAATGCAATGTATGATGTGTGCTGGATTCGTGCCATGGGAATAAAATTAAATGGAAATATTTATGACACCATGATTGCAGCGTCCCTCGTAAATGAAAATAGATTTAAATTTGATCTTGGATCTTTAGGTTGGGATTATTGTGGTCAAGGAAAAAATGAAACAGAATTAATTAATGCAGCAAAAGAATGGGGAGTAGATCCTAAAGCGGATATGTGGAAGTTACCTGCAATGTATGTTGGCAACTATGCTGAACGTGATGCACAACTAACATTAAATTTATGGAGGGCCATGCAAAAAGAATTAAGCGACCAGGATCTAGG